GGCGTATAAGAATTAACTGAACCTGAACCACTCAAAACAGTATAATTAGTTCCAACAATAGGCGCACAGGATTCGACCTGTGCGCTTGATAAAATTCCATGAGTAGATAAAATCATTTTTTTTTTTATTGTAAATTACCACCAAGAGACCAAGTATCTGTGTTGGTTTTTATTAATGTAAATAACGAATACTGCCCCAATGATATAGTCTTATTTAGATATGATTCAATAATAACTCCTCCAGTAGGCAAAAATATAGTTTGTCCTGCACCCTTTTGTTTTACTAAAATTTGGGTTCCAATTGGAAAAGCCACCGAGCTATTTAATGGTATTACCAAAGTGTTACCACTTCCATTGTTCATTGAAACTAATTTATTAGCATCACTTAAAACAAGTGTATATGACGCACCTGTTTGAGCATTTTCAGTAATTAATTTATCAGACTTTACTTCTATAATTTCATCAAGTGCTGCAATTAAATCTGTTTGTGATGATAATGTTCCTGTTATATCTCCCCAAGCAGTTGAGCTAACATAAGCATCATTAATTACTCCGTCAGCATTTTTATAATAAACAATCTCTGTTGCTAAGTCGTAAAAATAAGTATCATTTGATACACTACTCCAATCAGCACTTGAATCTGTCTGCACGGTGTATTTAACACCTGCTGCCATTGTTGTTGTTACCGTAGTTACTGCCATATTAAATAGTATTTGCTGTTATAAAATTATCTAAAGCTGTTTTTTGATCTGCTGTCATTAGATCGTATTCTAATTCTTCAAAACTTTTCGGAATACCGTCAGTAATCTCATAAAATTTCATTATTCTTTTTATAGGTTGACTAACATTTACTGTTGTCAAGTCCTGTGTATCAATAAACATTGATTCAAAAACAGGATCATTAAATTCTGTTTCTTCTTGTTGTTCCATATCAGAATCATACCTGTAAACAACTTTTTCTATTATGTCAAATTTTTCTGTCATTATATTAAAATATTTCCTTGTGAATCACTTGTATTTACTATACCTTGACTTATATTAGCCGTATTTACAGGAGTTGTTGAACCCTCAAATGAATTATTTGCATACTTCCACGTTGAACCTCCTGCTCCACCATATCCATCAATGCAATAAGCTGAAGCATTTGCTACTTTAAATGATGAATTTACAATTTCTAATTCTAAAAGTACATTTGATGTTGTACAATGTCCTCCTGCATTATTCCATTTACAAACAACTGTTGAATTGTAAAGATTAGGTCTAAAAGTTGTGATATTTGAAGATGACTCCACATAACAATTATAAAGTGCTTTTGTTCCTGTACCACTAAAAGCATAGTTTGAAGATGAAATTAAAGTTGAGTTATGAAAATCTCCTTGCCCACCAATACCACTTGTTGAAATACCAACACAATTCTTACCATTTGCACACGATATACCTGCACTACTTGTACTTATTCCAACACAATTTGTTGGTCTTTGAGCATTTATTCCTATTGAACTTGTAGACTTACCTGTTGATTCGTAAACTTCCCCATTGCAAACAATGCCAGTACCATTTGTAGTTATACCGACAGAATTATAAATTCTACCTGTACCGTTATAGATAGCATCTCCGTTAACAATTTTTGCGTAACAATTTACTATTTCTCCAGTTGCAACATATATTCCATTACCATTTGAAGCACCTGTACATTGTATATTAGTGTCGTATACATTTATTGCACCAAAAGGGTTATAAACACCTCTTAAAACTGCTGTAATATTAAGTCCGTATAATGATCCTAAGCCTGTTGTTCCACTTCCATAAGTGTTAATTAATTGACACCCATTTCCTTTAACAGTTGCACCTGAGTTATTATGTTGTAAACAATAACCATTTGCATTTACGGATCTACCTGTTCTAATAATTGTTATATTATTTAAGAAAACAGTTCCACTTGAATTAAAAGTAAAAGCGTGTGTGTCAGCGTCAACACTCAGTTTATAAATATGTCCATTCCCATTAACTGTAATGTCGGGAATTAATGTAACTGTTGTTGAAGTTGTTTCTTCAATATCAGCAAACATTTCAATAGTATCTCCTGCACTTGCCGAAGCTAAAGCCAAAGCAAAAGTAGAGTAATAAGTGTATGTCCCACTTGAATCTGAAATACCTAAAACTCCTCCACTTCCTCCTCCTCCTATTAATCCATCAACGTACTCTTTATCAACTAATGATCTGTTGGTATAATTAGCTGAGTAATCTGCTACATAAACAAGACCCTGAGAATTGATACTATCGTCAATAGTCCAAGCAGCATCGTACATCTGCATCTTATTGGAACTACCACTTACATCATCTTTATAAGTAAATAAAAGTTTACTTGGTAGTGCTTCTACTGTTGAACCTTTTGTGTATGCTGCGTTTACTCCTGTAAGTGTTGCTCCTCCACCTATAAGTATAACATTTCCGATATTTCCACCATCAATTCTTTCAAATTTAGAATAGCCAGAACTGAATAATAGAAAGTCATTTGTTGTAGTTCCATGTATTAGGTTAGTACCCATATTAATAGCTCCAGTCATAGTCCCACCAGAAAGAGGTAGAAAATTAGAGTAAATGGTTCCTTGTAATGTAGCTATCGCAGCAGTAGTCCAACTTTCTAAGGCAACAACCCCTGAAGCATCAGGAAAAGACCAAGTTCGGTTAGCAGTTGGTAGACCTATAAGATCTAAAGTTACATCCGCTGTAGTACTTAAAGACTGAATTGTTCCAGTAGATGACCTAAAATGAAAGGAAGTCGAGTTAGTAACATCTTCTAAGAAAAAGGAGCCTCCTGATGCGAAGTACATTTTTTGTGGAAATGATGGGTCGTAAAAATCAACGATTTTGTTACCATTCAGATTAATATCTCCAGACATAGTTCCTCCAGCAAGTGGGAGATAGTCAGCTAATCTTCCATCAATATACCCTTTATCTACTAAAGAACGTGCAGTGAAGTTCGCATTGTAATCAGCAGCGTATTGGAATCCTCTGGAAGAAGAAGATCCTCCATCTACTACAAATGAATGCTCTGATTCATCCCAAGATATTTTTGGTGTTCCTGTAACTCCTACTCGTATTAGGTCAATATCTATATCGGATCCTGGATTAAAAGCTAAAAAGTTATCTAATGCTAAGTTCGTACCATCAAAAGATAGTCCCCCACCATATAAGAATCCATCATTAGAACCATTCATATAAGGAATCCTTCCAGAAATCCCGTATGCAGGAGTAGGAATAGCAGCTAAATTAACTCCTATAATACCCGTTATGTTATCATAATTAATCGTTGCGTCACCTGATAAAGCTAATCTTGCTCTTGCATTTGTGTAATAAAGATTTCCAATACCTTCTATTAAGTTGTCTGTATCCTTCGCTGCAAAATTTGCATTAAATCTTGAAGTAGTGAAATAATAGTTTAAAGCTCCCTCTGATAAATCGTCTGTACTCTTAGAAGTCAACCTCGCATCAAAACGAGCGTTTGTGTAGTAGTATTTATTACCGTCTAATTCTGTACCTGCTCCTGTTGCTGTTCCGTCAGAACCTTCATCTAAATCGTTGGTATCCAAAGGTATAGCACCTATCAAACCGATTTGAGCGTCTACATATTGTTTTGTAGCAGCATGTAAAGCATTTATTGGATCAGCATGTAAAGTAGCAAATCCACTCATAGTACCTCCAAATAAAGGTAAGAATTTATCTACATACTCTTTGTTAGCTAAATCTTCATCATTTGTAGGAGTAGAAGAAGACGTAATTTTATTAGAACCCATATCTAAGTTTCCAGTCATAGGACCGTTAGAAGCATCTAATTTTAATCTACTTGACTCTAAGTTTCCTATAGAATTATTTATTGATGTTAAATCTACATTAGCAGCATCTAAAATCATCTGACCTGTAATATAGTAGTTTTCCGTGCCTCTTCTTACACCAAACCAATCTGATACCTGTAACGAACCTCCACTTGGTAATTCTGATATTTTTTTATTTTCTGCAGCCATAAACTTTCTTTTTATTCGTAGAAATTGTAATTATTCATTGAGTTCATATATTCTTTCCAAGCTTTAGAATCACTTGCTAATAAACAAGTAGTATTCTCTAATTGAATACAAGAATCTTCTATCGGTTCTTCTAATAAGAACAACCCTCCAGATTCTAAAGCTAAACAACAAGGTCCTGATGATGGTAATGGTGGAATACCTGCTGGTATTTGTAAATCTCCATTAGCATCTGCAACAACTGATTCTTTAGGTCTGAAACATATATTCTTACAATATTTTTGAAACCATGCAAATATTTCATCTAACTGTTTTTCTGTAATACAGTTAATATTTCCCACTTGATCTCCTGCGTAAGAAATAGTAGATAAATTTTCATATTCACAAATTACATCTAAGAAAGCATTTGCTAACTTAAATTCTCTCATTTCTTTCTCTTCTACTTTATCTCCTTTCTGTGTATCACAACAGATAGAAGCACCTTTATCTGCTATACATTCAGAGATTAACCATCTTCTATGCTGTAAATCAGCTTTTGTGTAGTATAAAGGCATATCTTTTATATTTTAATTACTGGTATCATTGCATAATACGGAGGTAAAGCATTTGCTTCAGCATTCGTATTGGTAGCCTCTGTAGTGTCAAATGCAGACTCTGTTGATATATTGTCATCAGTAGTACCTGTTACGCCATTAGTACTCGCTGTACCATACTCGGGTTGAACTATCGTGTGTGTATGAGCACCTCCTTGTATCCACCCACTATTATACAAACTTGGTGTTTGATTTGTTAATCTAATACCTTCCGCACCTCCTGTACCACCGTCTTGATCTCCTAAGAAGCTATGTCCATGCGCACCACCACTTACGCTTACATCTGTTGTTCTTGGGTGAGTATGTGCATCTACAACAATTCCACTTGTTCCGTGTGTATGTGTAGGTAAATTATTTTCTAATAGAGTAATATTATCATGTGTGTGGTTTTTAGTACCACCTTGTGCATCCTTAGCGAAGTCTGCGTCTGATAAACTATAACCAGCTAAAAACTTTCCTCTTAAATCAGGGATAGAAATTGGACCAGTACCATCTGATTTATTTTTAATCACTCCATCACAGATAGCCCAACCTAATAAGTTAGCACCTCCAGAACCTGATAAATCTTTTCCGTATCCACTTGCATCAAAATTTGCAGTACTTAAATAAAAATGTTCTACTTTTCCAAGTGGATTCATTTTGTTCAACCATAAAGCCAATTCTGTACCTACAAAATCATTGTAAGTGTTATATGTAACATCTAAAGATGTTAAAACATCTCCTGCTATTCCAGAAGAAGGATTACCATCTGCTCCATCTGCTCCACGTAGATCGTCTGTAGCATAAGTAGTACCATCCGTAAATGTAAATGTAACAACACCAGTTAAAGGGTCATAAATAGATGAAACTATTCCTCTTCCATCGTTTCCAGGATTACCTTGAGGTCCTGTTGGTCCTGTTGGTCCTAAAGGTCCTGTCGGTCCTACTGGTATTCTTATATTTGCTGGGTCACAACTGCACCCATTATTTCCGCAACTTCCACACATAGTTTATATTTTTATGAACATCCACAACCACAGTCACTACTGTTTATGCAAGCTAATTGTTCTTTTACTTTATCAATTTTTCCCATTGCTGCGTTATACAACATAGATTTATACATAGCATACGTTGCTAATGCATCATCTGTAGAACCTCCGTTACAACAATCTTCACACGTTACTTTCGCTAAAGCGTTATGTACTCTACATTTGGCATTATGAGCCAAAACTATGTATTTTGTAGCTATTGGTAAAAATCCAGTTTGATTTGCGTCTTCTACTAAATAACGTATTGTATAAACACCATCAGGTAAAACAGTATCGGCAGTATATCCTATATCTTCTGGGTTTATTTCAAATGTATTTGCTGTTCCTGGATTTATAAAAGTAACAGGCACATCTAAACCATAAGTATACGAAGTGTCTTCTGGTCTCATAACCTCAATTAAAATACCAGTTGATGTCAATACAGAGCCTACATCCGTTCTTTCTGGATTAGGAGTTCCAAATCCACTCGGATTTGTTGAAACATTATAATCACCAGTAGTTTCTTTTAATGCAAGAATCTTTCCACTGTGTGATTGTGCTGCCTCTAATTTTAAAAGTAAGTTGCTTGTTACGCTAACTCCTGTGTATGGACTTGTATATGGCATCGTGTTTAATTATTGTATTTGTGAAAACCAAATTTTAATCCTCAAAAATAAAGAATTTATTTGATTTTTTTGTATTATGTTAGATATTAATTATTAAAAAAGGGTTAAGAAATACATCTTAACCCTCTCTGTATAAAAATAGAAATTTAATTCTTACAATGTAATCGCTGGGAAAGCTTTAGGCGTAGAAGCCATGTAAGCATTTAAACGTGCTTCAAGGTACTCTGCTGGAGAGTTAGCTGTAGCACTTTCTTCTACTGCGATCAATAACGTAGATGGAGATGCAATTGCTCTATCTAAAGATGCACTTTCGTGAACATCATCAAATTCAATTACATAAACATTGTACGAAGCACCTGCTTTAGCAGCTGTGTAAGGAACTGGAATTGGGAAACCAGTACGGTTTAAAGCACCATCGTATCCTACTGCATCATTTTCCAATGTAGCAATTAGTTCGTAAGTACCTGCACCTTGACTTGGTCCGTTTGAAGCAGCACCAGTAGTTGTTCCGTTAGGATTAGCTACATTGTAAAGGTATCCAAACTCATCAACTTGAGAAGCTAATGTATCGAATCCTTCATCTAAAGAAACTTCAAAAGAAACTTGCTCATATCCGTCTAATGGATTGAAAGTAACTTTTTTACCAGTTAAGCTAATCCCAGCATCACCTGCCATAGCAGCAGCTGTTAATAATGTAGCACATACTTGGTCTGCATTAATTAAAGCTACGAAATCAGTCTCAAGAGTTGCTCCAGTTGGAGTAGCAGTATAAGTTTTAGAAAAACTTCTTCTGTATTGTCTCTCAGAGAAAAGCCCTTTATCGTGAGTGAAATTGATGTGCATTGAAAATAACAATGCAGAAGCTAAAGGAGTAATGTCTCCTGAAGTACCGTTTTCACCGATATAAGTTACTTGCTCAACAGCAGCAGCTGGAGCGATACCTTGGTACTTACGTACATTAGCACCCTGAAGTGGTTGACCAAATTTAGGGCTTCCTAAAACATTAGTTCCCATTACTGGTGTGATTACATCTGAATCAGAGATAGTCTCAGCAGCACCTAACGCAGTTCCATCTCTTTTTAATAAAAGAAATTCACCTTCTGCTAAGTTAGCTGGAGTAGTACCTGTCTGTGCAGCTACTCTGTTACTTACTAAAACTTTAAGTGTTCTATCGTGTGACATTTTTTAAAATTTTTACGATTAATAATTATTCCTGTTTGTTCAACTCATTAAGTTGAGTTTGATACCTCTGACTTTCAATATTTTCAAGAGTCATTGAAACTGCCATTTCTACGATTTCTTGATGAGTTTGTTCTGCAAGCTCACAATTAGTCGAAGTTGATAACTTAATATCTACTGGCTTTTTAATGTATCTAAAAAAATATGTTTCCAGTTCAAAAGAACCATCTGTGAGTAGTTCAACTTTATCATCTAACATAAGTCTCAGGACCTGGTTCTTCCAAGGCTTGTTAAATGGATCTGTCACCACTCTGTTATAATCGTCATGTTGTAGAGGCCTGACTCCAGTCCTTTTTAACTCTACCTCACGAAAAACTCCTGTTCCTGTGTAAGTAAGAATACCTACATTAGTTACAAAAACTTTTCCTTTAGTATAGTCAATAGAGTTGAAGGTAATTGTTCCACTCGTGACGATATAAGCTGTCTGGTCCTTTAAACTACCTGAAGCGGGGGTAATCGGATTACATCCAGGGGCCTTTAAGCTTACTTCTTCATTTATCATAAACCAATAATCTGCAGGTAACGAGACAAAAAACCCATTAGGTTTATTGTCTGTTACTTGTGAAGTTGGTACTGTTAATTCTGCGTTTTTAATTATTTCTCTTAAATCATCTGTACGCTTTTGCGTTGATTCAAAAGTAGCACGCTTAGGATTAGTAACGCCATATCGTTGTTTTACAAATCTTGATTGTGAAAGATTTAAAAACAAATCAATTTCCTCTGGCTCAATGTCAGGGTAATTATTTGTATCTGCTTTATCTAAAAGCAATTTATACGTGATATGCATTTCTGTTACTGTCATTATGCGTAAGCTTCTAATTTATTCTTCAAAGATATTAACAAATTTTGATTTCTTGGGTCTTCTAAGTGAAGAACTGTTGATTCAATATCATGTCCAATTGGTTCGTCTCCTACAAGGTAGTGAGAACCGTTCTTTCTAATCGCATTAATAGCAAGTAAATCTTCAATTAAAACTCTTGTTTTAAATCCTGAAAGATTTACAATAGCATTGAAAGCTTGAGGATCTTCTTGTATAAGTTTATCAACAGCATTTTCAATCATAGTGTGAGACATATTCTGAGCTTTATCTCCTCTAAGTTTAAGAACATCTTTCATCTCTGCTACAGACATTTTACTAAACTTACCGAAAGCAGCTCGTCTTTCACGTACTTCTTGATTATCTTTCTTAGCATCTTCTTCGGCATCATACACTACGTATTCAGCATTCGGCCAATCTTCCATCTCATTAATTGAGTTAGCTACACGCTTACTCTGCATGCAGATGTGGAAATCAAGAACATCTTTTGGATTCATTAAATCCAACTCTAATTCTTTATCATAAATATGAATAGCATATTCTACCCAGTATTTACTATAAGGTGATAACATGTCTTTTTCTAAAAACAAATCAGCTTCTAATTGAGCTTGAGCTGCTTTAGATAATCCAGTGTGGAACCCACCTCTACCTTGAGAAGCTGTTATAGTATCCTTACATTTTGGAAATCTTGTAAATCCAGACCATGTTTCTTTTCTTTTTGCTTTAATTACTACCTTTCTGTTTTGGTAGATATTTGATGCGTTTACATCTATTTCTACTGGTTTAGCAGAAGTAGGCATCTCTTTAACTGCTGCAACTGCTTTTGCCACTGCTGAAGGAGTTTTAGCTTTTGTTTTTTTAGGGATTATATCCATTCCCTCTTGATTTTCTGTGTTATCCTCTAACATTTCTTTTTCCTTTTATCTCTATGAATATTAATTTCTCTCTCTTTTAAATAAGGCTGGACTATCTCAGCCCAGCCCTTATTTTATTTTCTGCTTACTTAGTAGCTGTACAGATTAATTCACCACACGCAAATGGGTTTTTAACCATAATACCACACTCAGACAACATGTGTACTGAGTAACCATCTAAGTTAGATGATCTCATTGTTCCAACAGATTTTGCAGGATTTCCGTAAGGATCGATTGATCCAGCTTCATGCCACATAATCATGTCTGAATCTTTTTTGTACACCTTTTGGATGTTAGATTCTCCACCTTGAGTACCGAAGTCTAAGATAGTAAATCTGTATGATTCAATTGGTCTACCAGTTTTCCAGTGTACCTGTCTGTTACGAACAGTGTTATCGTACAATGGTAAATGTTTCAATGTGATCTTAGTACCATTCAATCCTTCATAAGTTTTGAATTGTCCACCTAATTTCAAATCTTGACCTTTACCAGTAACGAATACTGAATCAACAAGACGGTATTGGTTTACTGAATCTCTCAACGCTTTGTCGAACTCAGCAAATCCGTATTCACCTGTAAATGCTACAAAGTGTCTGTCAGACTCTGGAGTAACATTGTAAGATAAATCGATTAAGAAATCACGGATGATGTTCTCAGTCAATTCAGAGTAGTAACGTTTATTCGCTGGAGCAATTTGCTCACGAATACCAGCTCCTTCAAATACTGGTAAACCATTGTTACCTAACATATCTGTAGTTCCTGTTGGAGTTGAAGAGTACTCAGAGTACCATAAAGAAGCTTCAACCTCTCTGTACCATTGAGCCATAGCTTCCCACTCAGCGAACTTAGTCCATAATTGAGTAGATTTTTTTGGATCTTCTGGATTTGCTAATGAGATAACTAAAACGTCAGTCGCTGCAGAACGTGTAACTGTGTAAGACTTTCTCAAAGTCGTTAAATGATTTCTCATTTTGAACGGAGTAGAGAAAGTAGTATTTCCACCAGTTGAAAATTCAGGTACAGTTGTGTACTCTTTTGAAAGTTGTTTACCAACTTGTAATAACGCAGGATCTACAAATTTTGTAGCATCGTTACCAGTCAATTTAAGAGTATAAACCCATCCTTGACCATTATGAAATGGATCTTCCATTACACGAGCACGGTATTCTCTGTTGTCGAATACTAAAACATCTTGATTAGCGAACCATTTTTCTTCCAAAAGAACCTGGAAAGATTGCTTATTAAGACCAGCATTAGCACCAGCTAAAACACCAACGATTTTAATCGCTTTTTCGTCATCTCCTTGTAAAAACCAGTCATACTCACGGTTTCCTAATTCTTTTGATCTTCCCATTCCAGAAGTCAAATATTGTAAAGGGTTTTGCCCTTGCATACCAAAGATTCTGTGTACGATTGTACTAATAACCTCTGGTTCTGTTAAAAACGCTCTTGAAAGGTGGTTTTGTTTTGTAAAACCAGAGTTCCATTTCGTTTTATAAAGTTGTAATCCGTTTACTGACATTACTTTAATTTTTTACGATTAATAAATAATTTAAAGAAGTCTCCTAAATGATGATAAGTCTACGTCATCAGTATCTTTAGCTTTTCTCGTTCTTTTACTTTGACCTTTCAACTTCGTAGAAGAATCAAGGTTTGATAAACTGTCACGAAGTTTGCTCGAAACTTTTGTTTTGACTTTTTTCTCAATTGTGGAGAAATCAAATTTGTTGTACATTAACCAGGCCATTTTCAATTGCGCTTCAGAGTCAGCTTCAATATCTGAGAGCAATCGAGTCTTTCCTTCTTTATCCGACTCCGTTATGTACTTAAAGAAGTCTTCTTTCTTTTTAGGAGGTATTTGAAAACCAGCAATCTCCTCTTTTTCGTCAATAGTTTTTTTAATACTTTCAACGTAATCTTGGTGATCTTTGATTCTTTTCTGATGCTCCTGCTTTTGACCTTCTACAAGTCCGTCTTCATACTCTTGTTGTTTTCCAGCTAACTTAGGTAAAACTCTTTTAGCTTGTTTTTCAAGTAATCCAGACTCTTCGTAGTCTTTCAATTGCTCGGCTACCTCCTCATCAGAATATCCTTGTAATCTCATCCAATCAGTTACCAGTGCTTTTTGGACAGATTCTTTACTAAGCATGTTATCATCTAAGCTCTTATAATCAGGCATAGATTGTTTGTCTTCGACATATTTTTTAGGATCTCCTCCTGCTTCTAAATATTCAAGGAACGCTTTTGCCTCACTTGGCACGGACTCTTTGTATTTGTTTACTGCTTTTTCGACTGTTTTATCAATCATAGTAAGTAAACCTTTTTCAGAATCTTCAAACTCTTCTTCGTCAAAATCAGCGATTCCACTTTCATCTAAAAACTTACCAAAAGTTTTAAATGGAGAATCTTCTTCATCATCGTCATCAGCGTCATCCTCATCGTCATCATCCTCATTGTCATCTTGCTCTTCTTTTTTTGAATCGCTTTTTTTATCTGACTTTTTATCTTTAGATACTTCCTCTGGAGTGTCATCTTCCTCATCATCGTCTTCTTCATCAGTTTCTTCTTCTAATGAAGCTACGTTTTTGATTTCAATTGAATCATCTTTTCCAGTTCGTGCATCTACGATACCACCTTTCCCATCAGGACTCTCATCTCCTGTTTTTCCTGGGTCTTCTTCAAATAGACTATTACCAAATCCTGTCTTTTCATCATCACTCACTACTGAGTCTGATGCAAGTAGGTTAAATCCTGATAAGTCTAAGTCTCCTGTCTCTATTTTACTCATGTTTACAAATTTAGAATTATAATCAAATTATTTATACTTATTAAACTTTTTTTCTCTCATACTATAGCCCTTTATTGGTTTGGCTTATTACTTTCGGCTTTTCTAAGCTCTAATTCACGTTCTTTTAGGTTTAATTCCCTATTAGATTTTTCTCTTTCATCAGCCATCTTTTGTAACTTCATATTGTTTTCTGTTACATATTTTTCTCTGTCTATAGAATCTCTAACCCCATTATTGTTACGATCTATATCCATAAGTTTTGCTTGAGCTTGTATATTAGCAACTTCAACTTTAGTAGCATTAGCTTCAGCAGCCCTTCTGTCCTCTCTATTTTGTTTTTCGATTTCAGTTTGTTGCATAACTTCAGCAGCTTTTGTTTGAGCTTCTCTATCTGCTTGCGCTGATTGTTCTTGTCTCTGCTCTGTTTTCTCCTGGCTTCTTTCAAGCTCTCTTGTAATTTCTGCAAGAGAATCTGTTTGCATCATTTGAGCAAAAGAAGATATTTTCATATTTCCTGACTGCATTGCTTGTTGTGCTGACATTCTTAATGTTTCAAGAGCTTTAATATCTTTAGAACTATTAGTTATAAAAATACCATACTCAGCATCATGGAACATTCCTTCTTCTAAATCAATAAATACTCTGGACATATCACCAAGTACATATTGTAATTTTTTAGTGCCTCTCCATGCTATTTTAGCTACATCAATAAGTGCTTCGTAAACTCTACGTTTAACTTCATCATGGTTTGAAAACCAATATTCTGTAATATGACTCGATTGTGTTACAGCTCTTTCTGTATTACCAACTAATTCTGAAGAACTAATTTGTCCCATACGTTGTCTTGACACACCTGCTAATTCTTCTAACTCAGTTTTAATCTGATTCAACATCATTACGTGTTGATTGATATAGTTACCCATCGATAAATCTATAGAACTAAATTGATTGAAAGTAGAAGTCTGGCCTTGTTTCCCTTCTTCTGCAGAGTTTATAAACATAATACCCATAGACTCTAAATAGTATAACCAACTATCTACATCCCATCCTTCTGAACGAGGAATCTGAGCAATATCCATTACAGCTAATTTTCCTTTAGATTTAGCAAACGCTAATTCGGTACGGTACATTAGTATATTGTACATGTATTGATAAGGTTTCATTCTATCAATTAAAGAAATAGATTCTGAATTTCTTGCATTATATAAATACCCTACATATCCTGACTTACAAATTGCTGGATTATCGATACTTCTTCTTTGGTTAGCTTTCGCTTGGATATTTACATAAATATCATCTCCAATTTTAGTACCTTCCCACCATTCATTAACCCAGTCCCATTTAATACGCATAGGTAAATCTGTTAATGAGTCAGTCCAGTTATAAAACTTATCTCTATCCTTGGTAGCCTCTGAAGGAACATCAAAGTCTTCATCAACGATTTCTTCATCCCAATTTTCTGTTTCAGGATCGAATACCTGTAAAAACCCTATTTTCTTCAGAGATTTCCACTCTACACGAATAACTCTTACGTTTCCTTCTCCGTCATAAACATTTGCACCACTATTTGCACTTCTGTAAGCATCATCACCTTGGATTCTTATTTCAGATACATTGTAATTCAAATCATTATTTGGAGATTTACCAGAACCATGGTTAGTCATTTCTTCTATGTCACATATTTCTTTCTCCGTTAAATCTTCATTAAATTCATCTATTACAGAACCTAAAGCCATCCATCTTTCTTCGATCACTGCTTGAGCGTCTTCTATGTATGGATTATCTTTATCTGTTACTACTGTAATGTCAAGTGGATTACAAACACGTACTATTGGTTTTCCACCTACTGTACCAACCCAATAAATTTCTCTACCAGATAAAAGAGCATCTTTCATTCCATCATTAAACTTAAATAAAAGTCTTTGTTGCTCTTCTAAATATTTTAATAAGTCGTGAGCAGTTTTCTCACGCATATCTTGGTATTCGTATTTTAAAAATTTATCTAATTCTTCTGGAGGCATTGGTGGTCCACTTTCTCCAGGAACTCCACCATTATAAGCTTGCTCAAATACTTTAACTAATTCTTTTTGAATTATCTCAACCTTTTCTTTTTCGATTTCACTTATTGCGTCAGAGTTAGTTGTAATAGCTCTGTAATTTAAAGGTCTTTTGATTTCTTCTCCAATTAACAAATTAATTTTAGGAGATATAATATCATAGTGTTGTAAGTTTGCAGGAAACTCTCCTTGCTTCATTCCATACGGATTTGTTACGTATTCAAAATCTGAAGGATCTAATTTACCATTATATAAATCGTAATTTACTTGTAAGTTTTGAGAAGTACCAGAAGCACCAGAAAAACTATCTGATGTGACATAAGTCTCAAATGAGTCTATAATTGTTTTACCCCAATCTTTTGTTTTCTTACTTTTAGGTAATTTCTGTCTTGGTATATTATTTTTTCCTGAAGCTTCCATACTTTTCTTTTCTATAATAAAAATATTACAAATATACTTAATTCAAATTGCATTTTTTTATATTATCTATGGTTCTTTTTAAATAAAGGTCTGTTAAAGAAACTATTTTGTGGTATTACTCTGTGTAAACCTTCTTCTTTTGCAACAACCTTATGGTTTTCTTGTGAATGAAACATACATAACATAAATGATATAACACGGTCAAAATTTCCTCTCTTGTTATATTTTATCAACTCTTGTAATAAAGGTATTGAATATAATGTATCCAAATTCCTTATAACATCTCCAGACTCAGTTTCACCTCTTTCTTCCATCAACCAATCTCTAATATAAAGCTCTCCTTGATTTTTTATTGGCTCACTCATGTGAATACCATATCCTCTATGTGTTTTAGAGTTAGGAACAATATCTTTTAAAATTGAAGGTTGTTGTTTTAACAAATGTAAACATTTTTTCTGTTCAAAATATATCTTTAAACCTTTCAAGTTATTCTCATACAGAGTTTGCGCATTGTAATATTCTAATAATTTACGAATTGTTTCATAATATTCTTTAGCTGTTTCAGGTCTCCCTGTATATTCAGCTACAATCATATTATATGTTTTATCAAAATTTTGAAATGTTTTGTAGATAAATGTACTTCCTAATGAAGTAGTAGTAGAACTATCCTGATCGTATGGATCGGTTCCAGCTACGTATAATCCAAATGGTATTAAACCTGCATGGTCTTTATACGGATGTTCCCAAATAACTACACATCCTTCAGAGTCTTCATTATCTTTAATTGGAAATTTATTTATAGCTCTTAAAGTCGGATCTCCTTTCCATCGAACTTTTACATTTTTATCATCTGTTTCAGTATTCCAATATAACTCTCCAGTTTGACCTAATGGAGACATTCTATTAGATGCTTCTATTTTAGATAAGTGTCTTTGTAATTCAATAGTTGGAAATATATTACCTGCAACTTGTAAGAAAGCTTCTTGTGGTGTTTTTGGAAACTGAGTAATGTATTTTTCCCATGTAGTACGAGAATCACTTGTTTTCATTACTTCTCTTTCTCTATCTAACCAAAACTCCGCTGCTTCCCTATTAGAATTACCATCTTTGTCAACCATATCAAAAGTATGCTCATCCTCTTCAAGTTCCATAAAAAATTTAGTAAGCTTTGGAAACTTCTCTTCTACCGGAACAAGTTGTTCTCTTGTAATATGTACTTGTCCTGGTTTATACCACATATCATCTATAAACAAACCACAAGAACTATTTGAATTTCCTTCTTCGTATTCATTTACATAAGGTCTTAACCAATACTTCTCTGGATTGTAAAACATTTCAGAAAAATCGTTAGAACCTCCATCCATATCACCACCTGTTCCAAAAATAATCGGCATACCAATCATTTCAGCTCCATCTCTGAATACAGGAGCAGTAACCATGTATGATTGAATTAAGTTCGGCCACTTACCAGCCTCTTCAAATAAAAACAAT